GTAGAAGCTCTTAAGCCTTTTGAAAGATATGCTGGGGTGGCTGTAGGCTGGAAGCTATTTAACTCTAATAAGAAAGGTAAGAAAGAACCAGGACTTATTATAGAAAGATTCACCTCAGAATCTGAAGAGCCTAACCATCATATTAAAACTATAGTGCAGCCTGGTAAAGCAGTAGGACATGCTGGATGTCCTCATATATTTAATTATGTTCCAGGTAACTACTGCGTAGATGAGTATAATAACAAAGTAACTAGTCCTTGGAATAAACCCTCATATCCAATGCAAAGGTTTATAAACCATCACTATGTTACTATGAGTAAGGAAGAGTTTGACGTGAAGATGGATAAAGGCTTGCTAGATCACCCAGGAGCTGAGAACAAACGTAGGGTTAATGCAGAAGCTCAATGGAACGGCCTGGAGGCCTCTGTAAAAGGAGATAATACCGAGCTACTGGCTTGGGTAGAGCCTGTAAAAGAAGCCCTTAGAGAGCGTTATAAGAGCTATCCTGAATTGTTAGCTAAAGTAACTAGTTGGTATAATCTATAAGATGGAAACTCTAAACCTACCATTTTTTAAAGCTAAGGTTAGAAGTGAGTACTTACATGATTTAGAATCAGGTCATGGAGAGTACGAGGATTGTTACGTAGTAGCTGTGACAGTACTACTGAATAGACCTTTATTATTTCACGTACATACGACTAAAGGTGCTTTATATTCTAAACTACCTCTTGAGGCTATTTGCCATTTAAAATGTGATAAGAAAGAAATACATGAATGGGGAGCTTTAGGTAATAAAGCTGGCATCTTAGAGATATCATATTTTAGAAACTATAATGTTAAAACTAAACATGGAATAGGTAGATATATGTTTTCTATAGACTTTTTTGATGGTGGATTTTCTGAAGATCCAGAGCAGCAAAAGATATTACACTTTATAGAGCTGGATAGTGGACATTACACTACAGCCTCCAATAATGAGTGTTTATTCTTAGATGCTCACTTTACTACCGGAGGAGCTATAAACTATAAAAGAAATACCCATTACTGGAGAGGCTCTGAATGAAAATACTAGCACATAGACGTAATGACTTTAATTGTAATGATCCTATACCTTATGACGGTATAGAGGTAGACGTATGGGCTACTTATAAGGACTTAGAATTAGGACATGATCCTAATAGAACTCAAGGTAGCTTACGATACGTATTACCTTGTTTTACTACCAAGACTATAGCTATTAATGCTAAGAGCAGTGGATTAGACCATTATCTGTCTGATATTATTAGTGCCTCTGATATTGCTAATAAAACCTTTAATTATTTTATATTTGATGCCGCCGTTCCTGAATCCTTAAAGCTACTATCTAAAGGTTATACAGTATTTACACGAGTCAGTGAATATGAAACTCCTGCTTTTTATGAAGAAGCTGATGGGATCTGGATGGATCAGATGCAATACGATTGGGTAGATAAAGAAGCTGTTCTTGAATATTTATCTGATGATAAAGAAGTCTGTATAGTATCTCCTGAACTTCATGGAAGGCCTTATAAAGCTTTCTGGAAGTCTCTAAAAGAGTACTCTCATTTTGATATTTACCTCTGTACAAAATATCCTGAATCTGCTAAACTATTCTTTAATGAGTAAAATAAAAGCAATTTGTCTAGATTTAGACGGCGTACTTCTAGACGCTAAGGATTTGCACAAAGATGCCTTAAACAGAGCACTTAGTTTTAATAAAAGTGAACCTATTAGTGAAGAAGAACATCTAACTATCTTTGATGGGCTACCTACTAAAAAGAAATTAGAAATGTTAGAGAGTATGGGTAGGATTCATAAAAGAGATTTTGAATTCATTAATAAACTAAAACAAGACTTAACCTCTAACCTGGTAATGAAGAAGTGTCAGCCTATAGCAGAACACTTAGTACTGCTCTCTACCCTTAAAGTTGAGGGATATGCTCTAGGTCTTTGTTCTAATTCTATTAGGGCTACTGTAGATGCTGCTATGGAAGTATCATGTCTTGGTAAGTTCTTTGACTTTACACTATCTAATGAGGATGTTAGTAAAGCTAAACCTAATCCTGAGATTTATAATATTGCTATTGCTAAGCTAGGACTTAAGCCTGAAGAAGTGCTGATCGTTGAAGATAATAAAAATGGTATAGAAGCTGCTCGTGCTTCAGGAGCACATGTTCTTGAAGTAACTGACGGTGTATTTCAAGTTACTCTAGATTTCGTAAAGAATAAAATTAAGGAGATCGAGAATGAAAGTAACTAATATTGTAGTGCCAATGGCAGGATTAGGTTCTCGTTTTGCAGAAGCTGGGTATAAAGATCCTAAACCTTTTATTGACGTTAAAGGTAAAAGGATGATTGAAAGAGTTATTGATAATCTAACTCCTAGTAGACCTCATAGATTTATCTTCATTGCTCAACGTGAACATCTAGAGAATTATGGAGGATATGATATCCTTAAAAAGGCTACTAATGATAACTGTGTTATTATACCTATTGATTCTGTAACCGAAGGAGCAGCTTGTACTGTACTCTTAGCTAAAGATTATATTAATAATTCTAACCCTCTAATGATGGCTAACAGCGACCAGTTCATAGATTATAATATTGATAACTACCTACAAGAGGTAGATCATTTATTTAGTAACTACGAAGGTGTTATTATGACTATGGAGCGTACAGAAAGTAAATGGAGCTTTGTAGTACGTAATAGATTTAATAAAGTTATTAAAGTTGTAGAGAAGCAGCCTGTAAGCTCTGAGGCTACTGTAGGCATCTATAACTGGAAACAAGGCTCTGAGTTCGTAAGAGCTGCTGAAATGATGATAGCGCTTAATATACGGCATCGTGGAGAGTTCTATGTAGCTCCTACTTTTAACCAGTTAATCAAAGACGGTGGCTATGTAGAGTGCTTTGATGTTGGAAAAGAAAACATGTGGGGACTAGGAACCCCAGAAGATCTTGAGTTCTTCCTTAAAAATTACAGAAAATAAAAACAAGTTAACTAGTAAACTGGTATAAAATAAAACTTTATATCTTTTTAAAGCTCTATAGTCTTTTAATAATTTAGATTTAGGGGGAGTATTAAAAAACCCTGCTACGCCTTTTACTTTTGGTTTACTTCTAATTGTTGCCATCTCTCGCCTCTTTCAATATATTGTATATATCTTTAGGAGTTACATTATCCCTGTGAACAGGGATACTTATTCCTAAATCCTCTATTAGTTCTTTAACTATTTCTGAACATACCCAAGTAGATTCTCCATCTGCAAATGGATTTTTAATGTCCTTATTAAATAGTCTAGCAAGCTTTACTATAGCTATACCGAAGACTTGTTTTATTCCATAATCAGAACCTGCATAATTCATAGCCTTATCTACTAATAGACTGTGTAATTCTTCTGACATTTCTATTTCGAAACTATCTAAAGTTTCTGCCTTTTTATCAAATCGCCATCCCATTAAAAAATGAACAGTAGTACCTGATGCTTGATATACCAGATCTTTTTCAAAACGTCCCGATTTCCATCTGAGATATACATGAGAATAAGGAGTCCATTCTAAAAGTCTTATAAACCAACTAAAAAGTGGCAATCTTTTATTAATAGGCTTAGAAAAACCTATTGTTAAGGTTCTCATTAGTCTTTAACTTCATTCATTATTAGATTAATCCCCACAGACTTAGCAGATACTGAGTTATAAGTTATTTTAATAACCATTCCTTGGTAAATATCAGCATCAAATTGAGAGAGTCTAATATAGTAATCTTTTGGGATATTAACAGAGTATGCAAATTGATTAAGTTTTAAATTAGGGACACCAGAGTAACTACCTTGAGCATTATCATAGACTTCAAAATCACAATAATCTAAAGTTTCAGCACCTACTACTTCTACTCCTAGAATTTTACACCAAGGATATGTAAGACTATAATTGATAGTATTAGCTCCTTGGTCTAATGCCTGTTGAAATCCTGTATTTCTTGCAAATAGTTTTTTAGTTACTCCATTAATAACTAATGTTTTAGCTGCAAATGCAGGAGTAGACGTAGTTTCTACCAATTGAGGCAGATTATTTTTTAAATAGTCAATAGCTTTATTTAAGTCTGTAATATGTCCAGAAGAGTCCGTAGTAGTAGACATTACTATATCCGAAGCTGCTAAATCTGTAAGAACTTCATTGCTATTAGCAAAGGATATTTCTAAATGAGGCTGTATAAGATAATAAGAATCTGCATCTATTATCTTACCTATATAGATTTTTTGATTTTGTGTATTGTTATATATATATTTTGTCATTTTATTGTACCTGAAAGAAGTAAACTATTACCATATCCTTAGGGTTAGATCCTTGATCTACCCACTGTCCTACCATATAATCATTAGCATTAAATGATATATTTAAGCCTGTTATTAATTTTCCGTTATTTTGATTACTAAATACTTCTGTATGTACTACATCTCCTGGATTAGAAAGTCCATTTTTATAAAGTCTATACGTTCCATCAATTGATGCTGATCCTAGTAGCGTATCTCTATATGCTACTGTTATTTCTTTAAGAACTGAATTTAAAGGAATCCTAATAGGAGTTTTATCTCCTGGAATAAGTTCACTATATCCTAAGTATTCATTTCCAGTAGTTCCATTAAAGGTAGTTACTATACTAAATCTAGGTTTTAAAATAGCAGAGTTAAAACTCTCTTCTATAGCTGACTGTACTTCTGTAGCTGTATATCCATTAGAAGTATTATTAAATACTATATCTTCAGCATCTCCTAAAACTACCCATCTGGCTTTAGTTTCGTTGTATACTTTAAGTTTACCATCAGAGGAATCTACAGCTAAATAACCGTCTTCTGGAGATCCAGGTAAGGAAGTAGGAACTATTATGTTCTCTACTCCTTCTATAATAACTTTCTGACCTTTAAATCTATAACTCATGATTCTAATCTCTCCCAGTACTTTTTACAGTACCTTAACACTACTGGATTATTAGTAGGGGCTGTTTTACCTACAGCCTCTACTCGTTCTACTCCTATATAAATATATACTTCTCCGTTATCAAAAGCAGTAGATGGTATAGTTACTTCTTCTTCGAATACTCTCCAAGCCGTAGTAGGTACTGCTACAGGTCCCATTTGAAGAGTTCCATTAACTGAGTTCATCTGCTTATCAGTTCTTCCATTTGTAGTTATATAATGAACATTAAATTGTATCCATCTATCTGCTTCTGTATTATTAATAGCCATATGTAGTTGAACATTTACTCCGTTTCCAGCATAATTGTTTATTCTGGAGTGTCCAAATATTTCAGTTCCTATATCCATATCAAATCCTATAGCAGCATCCGATATTCTAATAACAGCAGGAGCGTTCTCGGTAACTGCAGGAAGAAGTGTTATATCGGAGTGATTGTCTACTACCCCTCCTATAACTTGTAAATGTGCTAATCCTACTTCAGCTACTAAGTCTACCATTTCATTATTAATTATATACTCTTCTGCAGTTACTGCATTATGTATTTCAGTGTCTATAGCTAGTTCTGACCATAAATGAGGAGGCACATCATAAGAATCTCCGTTAGCTACATCTCTATTTAGAATCTGCTTTGTAGTGCCGCTTACGTTTTGTATAATCTTTTTCTGAGACATTATGGTATCCTCGATATCCATAAAGTGACTTCAGCATCTGACATATTCTGTCCATCATCTTTATATTGTGCCCATATAGTATCACCAGGATTAAATTCAAATGTTAGTCCATCAATATATCCAGAACCTGAATTTGGAGGATCAACATCTAATGTATAAAAAATAGTTCCTGTTTTACTTCCGCTTCTAAATTCTATACGAAATTGAACATCTATATTTTGATTAGACCACGTTATTTCATTTATTTGAACCTTAACAGGAAAAGTAGCCATGGGCGTATTTGGTAGTAGTTCATTAGGCCCTAGCCAGTTATTATTACCTACAGTTCCGTTAGCAGTACTTCTTATACCAGATCTAGGAAATCCTTGTGAAAGTAATTTTGCTTCTTCTATAGCGTCTTGTACATTATCAGAATCAAAATCATTAATTGAATTATCAAAAGGAGTAGAAGATGCTACGTCTGTAGGAGATCCTCGTCTAGTAGACATCTATGCTACCTCCGTAATTCTAACATCTATAGTTCCAGAAGCAGCTACTAAATAGATAGGAAGCGTATCTTTTGCTTCAAATGGAAAAAATTGACCTTTTTTAATTATGGTCCCAGTAGATGCTGATACTGAACTGTCATATCCATAATATACATCTCCATCTATAGGTTGAACAGTGACTACTTCTCTATCTTCTAATGTACTGGCTCCTACTTTAACTTCTATTGCTGTAGTAGTTACTGCAAGTGCTCCATATACCCCAGGCCCATCTAAAGGTTGAAAAGCCATAATTACTTATCTTCTTCCTTCTTTAACTCTTTAACGCTTAATACTTCTAATAAATTAGCATCCATTTTTGGTAGAATTACTTGCTGCATATGACTTAGAAGTTTAAAGAACTCAATAGCTTGTACTGTATTATGGGTAAAGGTAGCGTGCTTTGTTACATGATTTAAGAAAGCTATTAGTTTTTCTTTATCCTGAGTATTAAAAGCATTTTTATCCATAACATGAAGTATATCAGACTCTTTTATAATAGTCTACGTTATAAATAAAAAAAAGAGAGGGGTTTTTAGGCCCTCTCTCTAAATTCTATAACTTTATTACTATTTTAAGAAAGTTCTAAAGTACGTAGCTCTTGGTCAGTGTTAGGTCCGACCCATTCAATATCTACAGAAGGGCCTGCTTTAAGCTCTAGGATAGATCCAGGAGGTAAAGGAAAGCCATTAGCTGCGCTTACACCAGAAGCTCCGATATAAGCAGTTCTATTGCCATTATTGTAAATAAACAATAACTTACGATTTGCTAAAGGAGAAGCCACTACATCTTCTGCAGTATTAGCAACATCAAGTGAATTAACTGCAGAAGCAATTGCTGTATCAGATACTGATCCATCAACAGCAGCAACGACATTAACATCTAGTGCTTGGTCTGATCCAACAAGAGTACTTGTAAGAGCAGTACCTGCTCCGTCATGAGCCCATGCTTGTACAGAGTCAGTAGCTGCATCCAAATCCCTAATGTCAAGATCGGTAGCTGTTACATTAACGTCACCTGTTACACCTACTTGAGAACCAGAAACATCTACTTTATCTTGAGCAAAAGTAAGATCTCTAATATCTAAGTCTGTAGCAGATACTACAGCATTAAGTGATCCGTCAGCATTTACTTCTAAAGTGTCAGTACCATCGCTGATAGCTACATTATCCTGAGAAGCATCTAAATCTCTAATATCGAGATCAGTAGCAGAAACTACCCAAGGATCAGTTCCTTGAGTTACGTTTACATCTCCAGTAATTCCAACTTGAGAGCCGCTTACATCAACACTATCATCTGCAAAATCAAGATCAACTTCTACGTTAATACCTTCAGCTACTCTAACGTCAAGAGCCTCTTTACCGCCTACTGTAGTATGAGTAAGAAGCGTACCATCACTTGAACGTAAATATGCTCCTAAACTATCACTATCTTCAATAGTGTTAGCATCTGTAGTATCAAATAAAATTTTATGTTTAGACATCTATTTATATCTCCCTTTTAAGGTTCACTAGTATTTGTTATTAGCTTAGGGAGAATCCGTGGATTTCTATAATATCATTATTTTTAGTTGACCTAAAATATAAAGTTTTGCTAGTAAGCTCAACTCCTTGAATTTCATAAGTAAATCCAGCATCTACAGTTATGAATATGGTATTACTTTGTCCAGAAGTGTAAGCTAGCTGTACTTTTCCATTAAGTCTAGATCTAATACTAAACTTAGTTGTATTCTTAGGTAAGGCATAGCTATACTCAGTAGCTGCTGTAGGCGTGGCTATGTTTACAATAAATGGAGTATTGCCTGAAAAGGAAGCGGCACCATGCCCAAATGAAGTCATTAGTGGTATCTTATCATAAACTTTGTAAGGAGTAAACTATTACTTTAAGCAATCTCAATTACTCTTACTTGAGAACTCTCTCCAGATTCGCATACTGCGTATATTTCAGTAGCTGCAGCATCTCCGGCTCTTAGTACAAATTCCTCATAAGGTCTTTTTGGATAACCATTAGAAGTACTTACGGAGCTAGTACCAAAATAAATATTACTAGTCCCCCAATTTCTAATACTAATAGAATGTCTATCAGTTAAAGCACTTACTGGTATTTTAGTGGGAGTATCTGTTATATTTACTGCAGAATTGGCTAAGCCACCAATTAGACCTCCATCGCTAGAAGTTAAAGAACCTCCGATGATATTAACATCTAATCCGTAGTCTGCTCCTATATTAGTAGAGGTTAGAAAGTTAGTCCCATCCCCTAATCTAATAGAATCATCAAGATGGCTTATAATTATTTCTTGCTCGCCGCCTTCAAAAGAGACGATACCATCAGTCCTAAGCCTATGTTTATCGCTATCAAATACAGCCTTTATGATCTGTTGAAAATCTAACTTGCTATTATTTGTATGAGACATATACTTTTAGTTGTTTACACTTTAGACAGAGGTATGCTATAATGTACATATGTATAGAATCTTTACACTAGTTACTTTATTGACATTTAGCTTTGTCTCAGTAGCTCAAGTTAGATATATAGAAAAAGGAGAACCTGCTCCATATACTGGATACTTGTTTACTCCTGAAAAAGAAAAAGAAACTAGGTTTAAATTGATCGATTTAGACTACTATAAAGAGTTGTCTGAGATTACTAATAAACGTCTTGAGGTATCACAGAAGCAACAAAAGCTTTTAGATGAACAAGTAGTTTTATGGAAAAACCATTCTACCGATCTAGCTAAAGAAGTAGCCTCTAGAGATAGTAGGAACTTCTGGGAAAACTTAATGTATTTTGGATTAGGAGCACTTATTACAGTAGGCCTTACTTACTCTGTTAATCAAGCATCAAAATGATAAAATGAGCGATATAAATAAATTACAAGAACTTATCAACATAGCAAGACAAAAGCCTGCTAAAGAAGAGGATGATTTCGAAGATCCAAAAGTTAGCGAAATTAACTCCTTTATACAGGCTAAAGGAATGAACACTTCTAATAAACTCATACCTGCTAGAATCATATATGATGAATTTAAAGCCTTCTCTAATATAAAAATGACTAAGCAGATTTTCTTTAATATTTTTAATAGATTATTTGAAAGAAAGAAAGTAATGGGTTTAGTCTGCTACGCTGTAACTCCAGTCTCTGTTGGACTTCCTCCTGAGTATAGTGTTTATAAAGACCCTAGATTTAGTAAAAAAGCTAAGAAGCTAAAAGAAAGTAAATATGTAGGAGTTTACCCTGATATTGCAGGAGGTTTTGTAGCTAGGCTTAAAACCGAACATGGTAGTAGGTTAATAGGGCATTTCTATAATGAAAAGGAAGCTGCTAAAGAATACGATAAATATGCAAAAATGGCATTTGGGGATCAGGCTGTTTTAAACTTCGGAGACTCCAATGAGTAAAAAAACTAAGAAAAAAGAAAAACCTAAAAAAGATGTATTAAAATCGGAGAAGTATGTGAAGTACTCTAAGGCTAAATACCCAGCTCTTAATGTTAATAGACAGGTAGCTAATAGAAAAGAATACTTAGAAGTTGATTATTTACATAAATTAAATGATGAAGAGAAAGAGTTTTTAAATTCTTTTCAATCTGAAACAGTAATTACTAATTTTAAACATAGAGGCGAGAAGCTATATGATAAGGATAACCGTAAAGAGTTCTATGATGATAATAATCGTAGAAATAGATGCATGCTAAGCAAGGCTAAAGCTACTGGGATGATAGTCTCGTACAGTAAAGATTCTAAAGGTATTCAGTATTTTAATCATTTAATAGAGCAATCAAAAGTATATTTAGAGGATAAAGAGGGCGTTGAAGATGCCTTGTTGACTCTTATAGATTTAAAGAATGGTAAATTTGATCCGGAGTCAGAGGATTAACTAATAGTTTCAATTACTTTTAATATAGTATATAAGGCTCCTAATACTCCGCCTATAGCTAATACTAAATTCTTAAGTCTATGTTTAAATCTATTATTCTCTTCTAGGTAGTCTAATCTTTTTTCAGAGATAGCCGTTCTTTTAATATGGTCATCTAATAGTTCATTTTGTCTTACATCTAACACATTAATTAGAGCTATTTCATGTTTAACTTCTTGAATATTAAGATCTAATTTTTTATCAAGCTTAGTAACGCACTGCTGTGTCTCATCTACCTGATTAGCTATCTTATTTAAAAGATCCAAGTATAAAGAATCATCTCTCATATTACTCTCCAAGTTCCTCTTCCATCTCTTTAAGTTGTTGACGGTATTGAGGATCTGCATTTAAAAGATATAAAGTAATGGCTCTTTGTTTGGAATCTTGTTGATTCATATTCTTAAGCGTATTAGCTATCTTACTGTAACCTTTATTGTTTGCCCATGTAGTGGCTGCTTTTAAGGCGTCTAATTTATCTACAATATTAGCTATAAATTGAGGACCTTTTACTCCTATTTTTACCCCAGTCCTAGTTAAGATATCTGGCCTTAAATAACCACGTAATCCAGATAGTTGAGAGATATCTCCTGCTATGCCTAAAGCACCCTTAGCTTGCTCTTCTTGTCTTAATAGATTAGAAATATATGATACATCTTCTACTGCTCCAGCTTTATCTCCAAGTAACTGCTTAGCTCTTTCTTTTCCTAAAGTTTTCTCTAGGAATGCAGAAACCTCATAAGGAGCAGCTTCTGGAGAGATTGCATACTCCTTTAAGTATTGGTTTACTTTCTTTATTTCGTCTGAACTTAATTTCTTAGCAAATCTGTTGCTAGGATCAATTCCTGCTACGTCTTGAGCTTCGATACCTTGTCTATAAAGAGCACTGGGTTCATCGAATCCTGGAACCTCTGATTTAATCTCTTCTGTTATTTTTCTATATAGAGTATCTAATGCTGTATACTTTTCAGAATCTGTAGTAGTAGCATCTCTAAGCTGTCTTACTTTAGTTCTAAGCTCTTTTAATTCTACAGGAGTTATATCTCTTCTTAATACTCCTGGAGTTTCTAAGCTTAGCTTTTCAACAGTAACTGGATCTACTCCTGAAGCTTCTAAATCTCTTGCTATCTTAGAAGATACTGGAACTTCTCTTGCACCTTCTAAAGTCTCTAACTCAGGAAGATCTTCTAATTTCTTACCTTTAGCTGATAGTTCTACTTTCTCTCCTTTAGGTCCTGTTTTTTGAGTTTTAGTATATTGCTCTGGTAGTTCATCGTATAGAGACTCCATTATTTTACGACTTACTTCTTTTTTAAATCCTGGAGGTAGGCTTTCGTTCCTAGTAATAGCGTCGTCTACAACAGCCGCTATGTCATCAGGTTGAATTCTAACGCCTTTTTCCTCTGCAGCTACTGCGGCGGCCTGTAAACGCTCTCCTACGTCATTTAAAGCGCTTTTAAGGACTCCTCCTACTTCCTCAGAAGCTCCTCTTAATTGAGCATAGGCCTTATCTAAACCTTTTTGTGAGAATATATCAAATCCTCTATCTACTAAAGCTGCTCCTTTATCTACAGGCTTAGAGCCTGCTAATAGTTTTCCTAAGCCTCTAAGTGATGTACCTGCTAGAGCTGGTACGGCAGCTACTGCTGGAATCATAGCTCTAGCTTTATCTAATCGAGATGCATCTGAATCTGCTAATTGTGATCCTAACAATCCTGCAGTTCCTATTCCTGTAGCCATTGTAGTTCCTTTAGCTAATGTTTTAGGAATTCCTGTAGCTTGTGCCGCTTTAGCAGCCGAGCTAGCTCCTAAACCTCCGCCTAATACTCCCCCTAAAGCTCCTCCTATTGCAGCATCCTCAAGAGACTCTAGTCCTTCTTTTTCAGAATAACCAGCTCCATATCCAGCTCCAATAGCAGCCCCTTTAGCAGCAGTAGTTCCTAGTTTTCCTAATAAAGAAGTAGCTTTAGCGGCTCCTGCTCCTGGTATAGGTAGTAGTAGACCTCCTCCTAATTCTCCAGCAGCAAAGCTATAAGGATTAACTTCTCCAGCTTTTGTATATCTCTCTCTTGCTATGTCTCTATATTTTTTATAACCATCTAGGTCTAGATTAGCTAAAGCTCTAGTAAAACCTTCAGCCTCATCTGCAAAACCTAATGATAGTCCTTGAGCTGCTCCCAGTCCTGCAGATTCTAGTTTAGTGAATTCAGGAACTTGTTCAGAAGCTTCTACTAGGGCCTCTTCAACAGGCTGTTCCATATCCTCTACTTGATAATCGTCAACAGATACTTCACTTAGACGTAAAGGCTTTTGCTCTTCAGTAGACTCTTCTACTTGATACTCTTCTGGATTAAGCTCACTAAGTTTCATTATTCTTCTACAGGAGTTAAGGTATCTCCGTCCTCCGCTACTCTATACCGTTTACCATCTTTCATTCTGACGATAGAACCAGGAGTTGGTCCTTGTGGCTGTGATTGAGTTTGCTGTTCTGTAAAATTACCATGCCTATCATAGTTTTTAAGAGCTTCTTTTTGTTTCTTTAATAGATCTTTAGCAATCTTTTCTCTTTTATCTAGAATACCCATATTAACGTCACGATAATTAGCTAAATTTGGCTGTGCTGCTTCAAAGGCTCGTCTTTCAGCATCTGAATCTACAGCTTTAGACATCCCTGCGAACATTTTTACCATAGTATCTAAGTTCATTTTCTTATAAAGAGCATCAAGTTTTTGCTCTTCTGGAGATAGTGACTTAGTCAATCCTCCTAAAGTTTGGAGTGGTCCTGTTCCTAAGCCTATTAAGCCTTTATGGGCTTTTTGAGCTTTTTTAGCTTCTTTAATATCTTCTAGAAGACTTTCTGTAGTTTTTATATCATCTTTTATTGAAGAAGCTTCTTTTCTATTCTCACTTTTTATTTTAACATCTTCTTTTATTTTCTCTTTTTCTCTAAATTCATCGAGTTTTGAAAGTTTAGGCTCTTGTGCTTTAGCCTTAGCTACTTCTAAAGCTTTAAGTTTTAATTGCATCGGAAGTAGCGGCTCTATCTGAGCTGCTGTTAAATTTCCAGGAACGTTTTTAAATCCTGAAGCTGTTAATAAATCTTTATATACTTTAGACATTAAGCTATTAGGATCTTTTAGTTCAATATCTTTCTGCATCTTATCCTGAAAGCTTTGATCTACCATAAAATCATTCTTAGCTGAACGCTCTTCAGCAGTTCGTTCTTTAAGCTGCTCTACAGGAAGATTTGCGTCTTTCGATCTTTGTTGAATTAGAGGATTCATCCCTCTTCCAGAAAGAATACTACCTGCTTGCATAGCACCATAAGCATGTCTATCAATATTAGATTTTCTTTGAGCTTCTGCTAGCTCATTAGCTCTTCTTTCTTGTAGCTGCTTATACTGCTCTAGTAAAGAAGCTGGATCTCTTACAGCATTGGACATTCCTTCGCTCATTACAGGAACTTCAGTAGTATCTGTCATCATTCTTTCTGCTTGACTTACTCCTTCTAAAGGCTGTCCAAAAGGTCTTTCTTCTTCCATAGCAACCGGCTGTCTAATGGGCTGCGGCATAGGCTGTCTAGTTGGCATAGGCGCAGGCATTTGCTCTGATTGAGGATTAGGCAGGCTTCTAGCTAATAGCTGTTCTATTCTAGCAGTCTCTACTGATTGTTGAGGAGCTTCTCCCATTCCTTCTGATTCAGCCACGTCTCTAGCTAATAACTGCTCTGCTCTAGCAGAATCTACAGACTGTCCCTGTCCTCTTTTATTAGATTCTTGTAGTAAATTTATTAAACTTGTTAAATCAGCCATGCTATCCTTTATGCCCCTTTTTTGTAGCTATCTAAGGCTCCGTATATATCTTTTACTCCAGATCCTATAGTAGCTACATCAGGTCCAGTTTTAGTTCCTGCTCCAAAGTCACCCTTTGCTAAATCGCTACCAGCTCCTCCTAGTCTCCTCTTAAGTTCATCATCAGCATAGCCGAGTCTAGCTTGTTGAGCTACCATAGATCTTTGAGTAGCTATCTGTTGATTAGCGTCCGCTATTCGTTGTTTTTCACCTAGATTCTTTTCTTGTGCTACATTTCTAGAACCTACGTTACGCTGCTGTACTCCGCCACGTTGATTAACATTAAATTGATTAATGAGATCTTGGGCTCTTGACTTATCCGACTGCTCTCCGTACTCCTGGCCTCTCATGTTACCAGCCATACTACCATACTGCTCTGTAGCCTGTCTACGAGCATTCTCCATCATAGAGGCTACGTCCATACCACGGCTTCCAGCCTGAGCTGCTTGTGCCTGTGACGCTTGTAATTGAGCCGCTAATTCGTCTCCGCTACCGCCCATCCCACGTCTAGCTCTAGACTGCATAATAGCTGCTCTATCTGCAGAAGATTGTCCTTCTTGTGAAGCTCTAATTTGTTCCAAATTAGCTAGCTCTTGCGCAGATAGACCTCCGCCTGCTCGTTCTTGCATAGATAATAGAGCATCCATTTGAGCATTTTTAAGTCTAGGATCAACTTCAATATTTCCTAATTCGGTTTCTTGTTGTAATATGGCCTGCTCTAGCTCCGGAGTTAATACTCCTTGCTGTTCTAAATCATAAATCTCAAAAAGACGATCTTCTACTGAAGGTGTTTGATAGTTTTGATATACACCCATCATACGTTCTAAAGCCTCTTGTTTAGGATCTTTTTTCTTACCTCCAAAAGCTCCAAGAAGGCCTCCAGCAACACCGCCTATAGCTGCACCCCAAGGTCCACCTATAGACGCTCCTGTGCCTGCTCCAGACATTGCGCCACCTAAAATATCACCTGCTGCCATTTATAATTCTCCTTTAATAAAAACCGGAACCGCCCATATATCCGGCTCCTACTTTCTCTCTTAAATTTCTTAATTGATCTTCTAAACTATAGAGTTGCTTCTCAGAGGCTCCTACTTTTTCACCTGTTTGCCAATTAACGTGTTGCTTACTTAAAGCTTGTTGTTGACTTACAGGAGTACCCCATTTAGTTTTTCCTGATTTCCAATCTGGACCTAGTTGTGCCGTAATAGAGGCATCTCTTTCAGCATCATGCTGAGCTTTTATTGCGTAGTAGTTCTTAGCCGCATCACTCATCTGTCCTGATAAGAACCCAGCCTGTCTTTCTATATCGCTGACTTGAGGATCTACGTAGTATGTAACATCCTCAGCCCTAGGAGTAGCCTCTGCAATATTCTGTACTACATCATCTGCTCCTGTAAGTCTACTGAAATAGTTAGCTAAAGCTGCTTGCGCAGGATCAGCATTTTCTCTTGATATAGTAGCTAGATCTTTAGCTTTACCGAAGTTCTTAGCTATCATTTGATTAGTAATACCGCCGCCAAGTAATTGATTTAAACTTCCTAAGTTATATTGCTTAGCTGCTTTATTATATGCTAAATCCTGTTTATACTTGTTTACTTGATCTTGGTAAGATTTAGCTCTCTGTCCTACTAGCTCGTCTAGTTCAGTAAGCTCACCTGTCCTACCTTCTTCTGCTAGTTGCCTAGATAATTCTCTTCCAGTATCTGCAAACTGTTTAGTTTGTTGCGCTTGCGCTTGCGCTTGTGCGGATTGCTTTTGTAGTCTAGGATCAAAAGTAGCTGCTTGTTGTCTAGCCTTACCTAATTCTCCTGATTGATCTCCTGTAAGAAGCAGTTGATCTAATCGTTGCTGCCCTGCACTATACTGAGGAGATCCATAATATCTTTGTAGAAGCGCTCTTTGTCCAGCATCTCCTTGAGTCTGTTGAGCGACAGTTCCTAAATCTCTACCTTGTCTAGAAAGAGCTGAAAGATTCTCAAACTGCATAGGTCCTGTGTATTGCTGTTGATAGCTTTGCTCTGCTGCTTGCTTTTCAGCATCAAAACCTTGTCGTATATCTCCAGTTCCAGTAAGGCCTCTAAGTGTATCAAATGCACTTTTAATATTCTGTTCATCTCTAAATCCAGCGCGTTGCTGATCTACTTGAGACTGAAATCCTTGTTGCTCTTTTTGAAGAGCTTGTTGTGCTTGTTGAGCTTGTCCAGATACTTTACCAGCTACTTGTTTACCAAATTCAGCAGGTTTATTAGCTTTAATATAACTTTGAAGATTAGTAAACTGCCCTGAAGATGTAGGAGCCCTTTTAGACACCGCTCCTGCTGTTTGAGGAGCTGCTTGTGCTTGTTGTCCTGCACCTACAGTTCCACCCTCTCCTGAAGTCTTCTGAACTTCAGAACCTTGCATACCTTGACCAGCTTGTTGCTGTTCTCCGTCAAGTTCTGTATTCTTTAAAGGGTCTTCTACATAGGCCATTAATTAAACTCCCAATATCATAAATATTTGTTGATTATGGTTCACAAAGTAACCTTATTGTGTAAGTTATACCATCCGTAAATCCAACTGAACTTACTAAAATTACTTGACTATCTCCGTTTTCAAACTCTACAAAAGGTGCTGCTTGTAACCTGTCAGAATTACTATTGTTATCGACTCTTCGTATAGTAACTGCTCTTATGGGTAATCCTATATCATTCTTAAAACTTACTGTTCTATTAGGACTTATAGGCGCTGTAAAACTAACTTCAACATCAAGTGCTTGAAAGTTATCAATAAAATTAAGTCTTTTATTTAAAGCATTATATACAGGTTCAAAGAACTGATTTATTCCATATACTAATTTATCAGTAAGGTCTTGATATTCACTAGGAAATTCATCTGTTCTCAAGCGTCTGATAGGAGGAAGCTTACTCATAATTAATCTTGTATCCTTTCACTAGTTACTTCAAATACTAAGTCTATACCTTCTAACTCCCAAGACTCCCTAGCTACATTATGTTCAAATACTACTCCAAGGAAGCTACATCTCTGTTTTCCTAATGGTACGTAAGTTCTAAAAGCTGCTGGGAATGCTTCTCCTCCCCAGGGCTGCTCTCCCCAGTTAAACTTACCCCAACGAGTTAATGTATCAGGAAAGAACTCTACCTCTTCAAAAGATTTCTGTAAATCAGAGTTAAAGCTAAGGGATATGCTAGATCCTATGAATGAATCAAATCTCATCTTAGCTTCTCTAAAGTGTTTAAGAATAAAAGGGTCTCCAGCATGTTGAGGAGCATATCTAACTCTATTTAAGATAGATTTATATACTTTAGCCTCTCCTGCTTGATATAATATAGGGGCATTAATAGTAACTAGTAAGTTTTGAACATCAATAGCCACTACTGGAGATTCTACTACATAAGTATATCCATAAGTAGGATCTACTTTAGTTTGTAGTATGACATCGCCCACTTCTATATTTTCAACTGTATCTACTGATAGGATAGTGGTATCTCCACTTCTCCATTCTCCTTGAGAACCTTCTCCTGTTACAGTTACTGGTATTATAATAGTTTGGTTATCTAGCTTAGTAATCCTTAAAGGTATACCGTTTATATCAGGTACTGTGTTCGTATTTGATATAATTATAACATCTCCATCAACTAATCCGTGGTCTGGAGCATCTACTTGGATTGCTGGATTTTCTCCTGTAGCTACTGCTGTTATTAATCCATTCTTTTCACTAGTTACTTCAAATATGTTTATATCATATTCTCTATCTGAATAGTCTGTAAAAGTTAAATCTTTTCTTTCTACTTCTAATTGATTAGTATCTGCTGGACCTAAATATAACTTATTATCCCTTTGATTTACTATGCCACAAGTTTTAGAATGTGTCCATCTAGTCCAAGCCCTAGTAAATGTATTAAATACATAAGCTTGAGTAGCCCATTCATCCCCAACATTAGTAACGGTATACAGTATATATTTTCTTTCCGTTTCATAAGCTATACCAAAAGTAGCTTTTCTGAAATTAGTGTATTTAGGGTCCATTAACGGAAATAGTACGTTTTCAATACTTCTAGATACTACACTTACTCCGGTCTCTGAGGCGGCGGCTACTCCCTGGTCAGATAAGAAATATAATTTATTATCTAGAACTACTGCGGATTCTGGACCTTCAATTCTAGTAGAATCATCAAACGGAGTTAGTGATAAACTAGAAGGGTCATCTCCTGTTATTTTAAATATACCGTCTGTTTTTAATACATATAAACTATCTCTAGAAGCTAGTATACGTTCTATAAGTTCTGATTCTTTACCAACTTCGAAATATTGTAATAGAGTAAAAGCTTCTGGCTCTTGAAATTTACCGTAGTAGACTCTATTTTGTTTTTTCTCATTATCTGAAGTTTTAGCCGCTGTTAAATTAGGCGAGAATTGACTTCCAATAGCTGCATTATTAGCTTGAACAGTAAATTGAGAAATTCCTAAATCTTTAGTCTCTATTAAAATCTTACCAGGAACATCAGTTACGCCTGATAAATAATAAGCATATACTATATCATTTATTAAATACCTATTTATAACTTTTACTAAGCTCCTAGCTGTAATATCTACGTTCTGTCCTGGAGTTCCATCAGTTTTAAGGAGTGCTATACCATTAGCGGTATCTTCTCCCCCATCTGCTTCTGTTCTAAAGCCTATAGTAAATGACTCAGAATCTGCAGTAAAAGTTAAAGTAGAGGCATCTCCATTGCTATTTGAGCTTAGACTAACTGTAGCTAAGAAAGAGAAATTAAACTTATGTCTAGTTTTAGTATTAGCTAAAAAAAACATGTTTTGATATACTTCTATATCATTAGCATAAGGCATAACCTCGTTAGCATTTACTATACCTTCTTGATTAGCATTAGTGTATAAAGGAGCACCTCTGAAAGAGTCTGGAGTTATATCTACTACTGTTACTTTTTTATCAAATAGTTCTTGTATAGTAGGATTATCTTCAAATACTAATTGCATTGAATCTCCGGCTATATCTGATTCTCCAGCTACTAAACTATCATTAAGATTAGTAACTACTTGAGTTCTATATATTTGATAAAAATAACCGTCTGTAATATTATCAGGAACGGTAAATTCAATTTCTATTTTTTTACCTGATGTATGTGAAGTGAAAGACGCTATCTCTTGCTGGTAGCTTGGTATCTGGTCACTTATTAATAAACCGTTTATTACAGAATCATAAAAATCTACTAAAGTATTAAGCTCCTCTGTTGTAGTAATCGATGCTGTAGGCGCTACAAATGAATTAGCAATATCGTCAAATCCTGTAACTCCATCAGCTTCTAACTTAGTGCAATAATCTCTAAGGCTATCGTCTGCTTGGAATATGGTAGCATTATCTACTAAAGTTAAATCTGTGTATAATGCATAATCTCCAGTAGGGCTATTATCTAATACATCTCCTCCAGTAGCAACTTCTGCTGCGTTCTGAGTAGACTCTAGCATAGTATTTATATCTAAAATTAAAGAAGGTAGTACTTCATTACTTAATACTACTCGTTGGCTAGGAGCCCCTAATACTAGATTCTGGTTAGCATCCTTATAGCCCCATAGTACTCTATAGGCTACTTGACTATCTGTAGTAAAGAATCCGGCTTCGTTTATGAGTTCAACATTAGTATCTAAAGCCTTTACTCCTCCGGCTAAGGTTACAGTACCAGCTACTACGTCTAATTTACGTACTCCTTTATTCGATGTAAAATATAAATTACCATTACTTTCAACTGCTCTTATTTTTATAGCTTCTTCTGGAGCTATGATATCATTTAAAGTCTTTTCTTGTAGTATCTGAAAGCCTTCTGCTACTGGACTAGAAGGTACGCTGCTTAACTCATATGTGAAAGTAACATCACTAGGGACTGAAGTAACTACAAAAGTTCCATTATATATAGAGGCATCAGTTCCAGTAGCTCCATCTATTACTACGGAATCTCCGACTTTAACGTTATAATCATTACTTCCTGTAAAAGTAGCTATGTTTCCATCTGCAGTTACAGACTCTGCAAATTCCCAAATAAGAGTATTGTACGCTTCAAACTCTCCTGTTAGGTCGTCAGTCTCTCTTTCTAGTATACCATTAGATTCGTCAATTAAATAATGTCTTATGAGTCTATCTTGATAATTTAGTAGTTGCTGAGCTACTTGAGACTCATCGATTCCCATCGTATCACCAAAAAGAAAGAAACCTCTTCTTGATTCTATAATATCATCTTTATCTATTACAATATCGTCAGCTTCTAATAAGCCTCCATCTGGGATAGCTGATAGACTATTTGAGTTTAGGAACAGTCCCTTGGCTTTCAAGGTTATCTTGTTTGCCATAGTTTAGATCCTTTTTCCGAAACTTAATCTATTCCTATATAGAAGACTTTCTATATTAGCGATTTTCTTACCTTTAGATTCAGCTCTACTCTCAATTAAATTTAAAAGCTTAGTTTCCATTTTCTCTAAGCGGCGTGTTGCATTCTTTAAACCTTTTTCATCATTAATAGATTCTAGTATCTTACAAGCCGTTGCTTGAGCTAGCATATTATGCAAATCACTAGGTATTTGAGGTATCACTGTTTCTCCAGCTAAGCATATATAATCACCTACTATTAAGTCATCTGGAATATCTGCTAAACTAAATGAAATTTGATTGGTTAGTTGATTAACTGTAGCTACAGTAACATCTTTTGCATATACTCGATGTCCTGGTTTTGTTTGATTAAAATCTATAATAGATCCAGCCTCTATGATAGAGGGAACGTCATCTACTTCTATAATTCCAGTATCTCTGTCTATAGCTTCTATTTGAGCAGCTCTTTCTAATAGAACTACCTCATTAGGTCTTTGATAGTAAGATACTACTACCTGTTCTGAGGATATTAGAAGATATATAAAATTACCTTTCATGTAATACCCTCTGTCGCTTCCTCCGCCTGAAGAATACTCGACGTGCTCTAGTGGTATTAGTGAAAGAGGGGGTTGCACTACTCCATTAGATATAGGATTTATTAATCGTACTTTCGTGCCAATAGCTCTTTCTGGAACTTCTAATCTTTTATTATTATTTACTACGGTTGGGGTATAGGTTTCACTCTCTACAAAGAATTCTTCTCTTACTGCCATGATAAGAGGAATCATGTTTTCTTCTAAGTCTTCGTTTGCAAATCTGATAATGTCTTCGTCTGTAAAAGTTACTTGTGAAGTAGGAACAGCAGCACGCTTCTTAACACTATCTATAAATTTATCTACGCGCAAATAGCCGCTCATTTAAACTCCTTAAATTAATAATTTAAGAAGACTTATTAAACCTTAAGCATCTTTTTTAGTTTATCTTCGTCTTCTTCATCGCCGTCATTCATACCGTTATCATATTCTGAATCAGTAGTCATATCATCGGCGTAGTCTTCAAGACTTTCAGGACCCATCATCTCTTCATCTTCTTCATCACTCATATCAGGACGTAGCATTCCTTTTTTCTTTTTGACTACCATAACAGACATATCAGGAGTTTTTTCATCTCCAAGACCTGCCATAGCATCATCAGCTAGCATTTCCATTGCCATTTTTCTAAGAGCCTTTAAAGAATCCATACGAGCTTTGTCTGCTGGAGAAGATCGTTCTTCTTTTTTTTCTGTTTTATCTTCTTTAGATTTCATCATCTCTTTTAGATATTTCATTTTTTAATAGTACCTCTTTACTTAAATATTTGTTATAACAGATTAATTACTAGAGCTGCTGCTTGAGCGCCTATGAGTACCCAGGCCCACACTGGCATTTTCTCTATAACTATTTGCTTTTCAACTACTTTTTCTACTGGAATCTCTTTAATCACTTCTCTTCCAGCTAACTCTTCTAATGCTTTAATAGCTTTATCCAGACTATCTAAATACTCTTTAGGTATTGGCTGTTGTATAACTTCATGTTTTACTTGAACTTCTTTATCTTCTTTTTTAAGTAATTCTTTTACTAACTCCATCAACTCGGTAGACTGTTCTACTTTTAATTCACCTTTACTATTTAATAATAAAGGCTTTTTATTACCAGACTCATCCTGAGCAGTCATTTCCATAGACTCTTTAGATAGCTCTACTGTGGCTGTAATAGCTCCTGATAAAAGCTGAACTCTCAATGCATCCGTTTCTGAATCAATACACCTCTTAAGTGCGTCTCTTTGATCTAATTTACTTATATTAGGGTTTTTAGTATCATTCATTGGGTTCATCCTTTTTCATGCGCCTAAGAGTGTAGATGCCTCCTAAAGCTCCTATTACAGCAGCATAGTCTGTTCCACTAAAAGATTCTATTTCAAATCCTGAAACATTAATTCCAGAGAATAGTAACTTAAGCGTACCTATTATAAAACCTAATACAAACATGGTAAGCGTTACAGAAGGCTTATCATTTTTAGGATCTATAATCCACATTACTTAAGTATTCCTCTTTGTATAGCACTTTCTATTATTAGGTCTTTCGAAGCATCGTCTAGTCCTTCGTACTTGCTCCCTGCTACTCTTTCTATAAAAGATTCGTCTCTTGGAGATCTACTCCTTAGTGTCTTTCCAAGGTTAGTAGGACCTCTTTCTAAAAGCTCGTCTGCTTTTGCTTTTTTCCCTGTGCTTATCATATCAGATACTTTATCAAACTTGCCCATTCTTTTAGCTTTTTGAGCGGCTAATGCCGCTTTACCTGCATCGCTAGCTCCGTCTAAAACCTTCATAGCTTTTCCTGCTTTAGAAAAACCTCCAGGCATGAGCATGCCAGCAGCTAAACTAGCTCCTTGAACACTCTCTGGTAACTTTTCTCTAGACTGCTCTATACTATCTATTGAGTCCCTACGACCTTCTGAGAAGGCTCCTGCGCCTTCAGACAAGGCTGTAGAGAGATCTTCACCTTCTTGAAGACCTCCTACGAATCTACCTAAAGAGGCTCCAGCTCCGCCTAAAACACCGCCTATTTGATCTCCGAAAGGGAGCATATCAGCAGATAAAGTCCTGGTATAGTCTCCTAAATCAGGACCGTTCTTATCTTTTATGTTTTTAAGAGCCGCAAGCTGAATGTCTTCTTTTTTCATCTATAATCCTTTAAACGCTAGTAGTAATCGCTCTGAACTTAATGGCTCCACTAGAGAACCCAGCATAATCAGCAGAAGTATATTGTACTTGACCTGCAGAAGTAATGGTAAATAGAACTAAAGAATCATCTCCAGTTGACACCTGAGACATTTCCCAAGAAGCTCCTTTTTGAATTCCCATTATTTCATATACTTCATATAGATCTGCAGTAGCGTCTACTTCAATACTAACATGCGCTTTAAAGGATCGTACTTCTGCGTTAGCAAAAGCAAAACCAGTTACGTTTGCAGCACTTGATTGGTTGTTAGCAATACTGAAGCTAGTTTCTTCAATATCACCAGCGGAAGCATCTACAGAACCTACTAAGTTAGCTTTAGTAATTTTTCTAAGGGCTCCTGCTGAATCGTCCCAAATTAAAATCTCATCGGCGTCATCGGCAGCTTGAGCTAATTCAGTAGTATTAGTAATATCTACAGAAAGACTTCTATTAGCTGTAAGGTCTCCGCCTCCAGCAAGTCCCGAGTCTGCAGCCGTTTGAATTTCAATACTCTCGTCAGCTTTAGCGTCTAATTGAGTTTGAATAGAGGAAGTTACTCCTGATACATATCCAAGCTCAGTAGCAGTAACAGTAGATTGAGTTACTACTCCAGAACCGTCAGTAATAACAGCTCTATCTCCAGTAAGAGCTTCCATCTTAGAGAAAACTATATCCGCAGAGGCATTAATTTGTGCGTCTGTTAAACTAGCATCCGCTACTTTTATGCCACTGGCACTCTTAGATAGAGTAGATCCATCTAACTCAAGAGCTAGTTGATTAGAAACAAAAGTTAAACCTTCGCCATCATGGTCTACAGAAACAGTGTTTCCAGAGATGTCAATACCATCTCCACCTACTAATCCTGTAGTAGAGTTAAAAAATACGAAATCAATATCGTCAGTATCTATAGTAGAAACTGTTCCGGTCTGTACATATAGTTTTCCTGCGTTTTCAGTACCTTCTTGAACTGCTGTATAAGCTCCGTTAACCTCATCAATTGGGGTTAGCGAGTCAAAGTCAGTGGCTCTAGTAGGGGCTCCTGAAGCTGCTACTACGTAGATACCGTTCTCACTAGCGTCTACTTGATCTTTAATTAAGATCCTATCTCCAGTAGCAAGTACTACTCCGTCTACAGTATCTCCATCTTCAAAGCTAGAAGCAAGAGTTCCTGCAGCAGTAGTAGCTACTCTTACAGCTTCTTTAGGCTTAAGACCTTCAGCTACGGCGTCTACATATGCTTTAGTAGCAGCATCTTGAGCTGCTGTAGGATCTCCAAGACCTGTGATCTTGTTAGTAGCCATGGCAATAGCGCCACTCATAGTCCCGCCTGCTAGTGCTAGTTTTTCAGAGTCTAATTCAGCTAAAGCGTCTTGTACGTTAGTGGCTTCTAAGTCTCCAGTAGCAGCAAAGGGTACTTCTGCTGCGGATTGATCGGCTGTAGCATTGGCTTCAATGCCATCTAATTTAGTCTTATCTTCAGCACTCATGGCACCATCAGTAGAAGAAGTAGCTAAATTAACTTGAATTTCTTGTCCAAAGAGGTTTAAAGTTTGTTGAGTAGCATCATCTGCATTTAGAGTAACAGCATCATGTCTAGCAGCGCTATTAGCTAGAACTTCAGAGTTTCCAGTAACTGCAGCGTCAAAGTCAGTGATTTCAGAAGCTGTATGTGTATGGCCAGGCTGGCTTGCAGAATCTGCTAAATCTAAAGAAGCATTAACAGAAGCGTCTAACTTAGACTCATCAATAGAAGAAGCTACAATAGAGGCTGTAATTTGCTGACCTACTAATGTAAAGTCGATTTCAGAGCTATCTACGACAGTTACCGCATCATGACGAGCTGCTGTATTAGCGGCTACATCTGTATTATTTGATACTTCTGTATCAAAATCTGTAATATCAGCAGCCACATGAGTATGGCCTGTTGCTGATTTACCATCTAATTGAGTTTGAACTGCACTAGTTACTCCAGATAAATGTCCTAGTTCTGTTGAGGTTACAGTACTGGATTGAATTTCTCCAGATCCATTAATCTCTAACGCCCTTGATGAGTCTATATTTGGTAACTCTACTGAGCCTTCTACTCGGACTCCACCTTTAAACTTATGTGCCATTTATTTTATATCTCCCTTTATTTTATAACTACCTTACCTGAGAATCTCAAGTTTGGTGTTTCGTTAACTCTAAAACTTACATCTCCATCAGTATTTACGCTGATAAGATCTGTATTTATTAATTCGTCACTACTACCATTTGTTTCAAATACCTGTACTATTGGATTAGTTCCTTTTTGGTGCGTCGCTTGGGTTATTGTAATGGTGTAATAACCTCCTGCTGCAGTGCCCCAATCAGCAGTATTATCAAAAATATCTACAAATGCCAAGTCAGCTACTGTAGTAGTTTGATCCCAGCTAGTAGATAATCCTGAATCTGATTTTACATATATCTTTCCAGTACTTGTAGATATATAAACATCACCTACGGCTGCAGATACTGGAGTACTACTAGGGTCTAAGCTTCCAGATAGAATGGTAGCTCCGTCTCCTAATTTAATACCATCTTTTAAGGCTTTTACAATATCGCCTTGGTATATTACAGCAGCCATTTATTTAAGATCTCCCACTAAAAGTAAGTATTAAACTACCTGAACTAGGTCCTGTAACTTCTGTAGATCTTATACTTATTCTAGTACCAGCAGCTAAGTCTACCCTCATTGGAGTATCCTGTCCTGGGCCTAGTATAAAAAGCAATACTTCTGATGCAGCAGCTCCTGTATAGACTCCTATTTTTTTACCAGTAGTTTCATATGGAGTTATAATTACGCAGTCTGCGGCTAGAGAAGCTACTACTTCAGTAAAGGCCCCTGCTGATCCATTTATGCTTCCACTATCAGTATCAATGCTTGTTATTACTGTAAACTCTTCGATTACTGGTAATGGATTAGATGCAGTAACATCAGTAATGGTTACATCACTGGCTGCTCCACCTCCACTAATACCTGTAACTGTTAAAGCTTCTTCGTTGGCGTCATATACCTTTTTTATGATCTGTTGAAAGTCTAACTTAGATGGCATTAACCCCTCCCTCTTATCTTATCTTTGACTCTCTTAAATCTAGTAGAGTCTTTTGTTTTCATATTTTGATAGATATGATTAGCTAATGCCCAATCGCTATCGTTAAAACTAGGTTCAGACTTACCTCCGGCTTTACTATACTGATCCTCTACGACTCTCTTAGCTTTTTGCCACTTTTCTTCATCTTTTTTATCTTTTATGAACCCTGGCATCTTCAAACTCCGATAAACTATTAATTTTAATAGTTTTTCTTTTTTAATTATTCATTTACACTTTCAATTTTATTTGTTATAATAAATTCTATGATTTTACTAATTAGCGCTTGGAAGAATTCAGGAAAAGATACTGTGGCTGCTCATCTAAAAGAAGTCTATGGTTTTAATCAACTATCCTTTGCTGGCGTCCTAAAAGACATGGTAGCTGATGAGTATAATATTCCTAGAGAATGGCTAGATGATAGAGACTTAAAAGAGGCTCCTCTTCTTCAATATCCTGTTAAAGCTTTTGACTCATTTTCAAAAAAGATACATGACTTACTAAAGCATGAGGTTAAACGTCTAGATGGTTCTACTATAGCCTCTACAGGAAACTCTGATTTCTACTTCACTCCTAGAGCCTTATGCATCTTAAAAGGTAGCGTTAATAGAGCAGTTGATACTAATTACTGGGTTAACAGAGTAAGCTCTCAATGTAATAAACTAGATAAAGTGGTAATTAGTGATTTTAGATATAAATCTGAATACTCTAGTCTTAGTAGACTAGCTAATAAACCAATACATACTCTAAGAATTAATAGGTTCACTACCGTAGACACTACTGATCCTTCTGAAAGAGATTTAGATAATTTTAATTTCGATTATGCTATAGACAATAAAGGAACCTTAGAAGAGTTATACACTAAGATTGATAACTTAGCTAAGTACTTAAAACTCGATGTATAAGTTTACCAAATTAAAAGACTCTGCTAATGTTTATGATAAAGCAGATTATGAGATGGAAATAGACAGCATGCATTTAGCAGATTTAATAGATTACTTTGAAGACTTTCTAAAGGGCTGTGGTTATGACTTCGACGGTCATTTACGCATTGTACCAGATGAAGATTTACCTTCTGAATAACCTAGCTACGAATCCACCTACATTGTTATGATGTTTACTAGGTCTTTCTTTCTGAAAGTAGTTATACTCGTCTGGAATCTCTTGCCACATGAAACCGTTCCAGCTAGGCATACGTTTTAGAATCTCTTCAGCTTTATGTTTTTTAGTTTCAGATAAGTCTCCACAATCATACCTAAGTGCATAAAAGAATGGATTAATATTTCCATGAGGACTTAAATCTTCAGATATAGTCTTCATAGTTTTTAAATACATTTTACTTCCTGTAATTTTGTATAAACTATAAAGATTCATCATACTTACATGCTGAGTATAGTAAAATAGATCCTTTTTAGTATGAACTATAGGCCACTTTAAAAATAAAGGACCTTGGAAAAGCATAAAAGTACTATAATACATAGTCTCATAGTAAGTCCTCTTTAAAAGATTACCTGATTTAGCAGCTAGAGCTAATATACTCAAAGTAGTTAGGAGTTGAGGTCCTAGCGCTGGTTGTATAAATCCATATTTAAAAGGCCACCACTTGGCTTTTACAGGCCAGGCATCAAAACATAGATTTAAACCTCCATTAGAGCACCTAGCTGATACTTTAGCATTATAGTGCTGAAGACCGAAGGAAGACTTAATATAATGATCTGCTACCTTATGTATGACCTTTGGATCTTTAAACTGAGTTAAGACTGCAGCAAATACCCAAGAGGATAAGCAATCTCCAGAAACTGGATACCAGGCTGTCTCGTCTGGATATCTACGAACTATAGACCCTTTAGAAGTAACTAGTTGACTTAATGCTCTTCTACCGCGGTCCCTAAACGCTTCAGATTGCCACATGTGAGCATGTACTATAGCTGTATGATTGTCATCATCATTTAAATAAAGATCGTCTCTGAGGTCATCTGAGGCCTCTGAGAGCTTATCTAGATCCCATACTACAGGATACTGCTGTACTTCTAGTTCTCCCATCACTGCAATAGCTGTCTTGTCTTTTATGAATAATTTAAATAATATCACTAGGATAGGGTATAAAAACCATACTAATTGCTGTATAAGTAAACCTATAGGTTGAAATACCAGCCTTATAAACTGATTCCTATTCATGATTATATTTGTTCTGTTACCACTTAGAAATCGGACATTTCGCTTTTTCAAGAGTTACTTTTAAATCTAGAAAGCATCCGCACTCTCCACATTGCCTTCTACCTAATAATTCCTGCAACTTAGGGCACTTTGCACAAATCTCATTACGTTCTTTAGTTTTTTCAGGAGAGCACTTAACTTCTTCTCCATCGAGTATACCACTAGTTACATCTTTAGCTGTTTTAGCAGCGTATTGTACTTTTTTAAGTAAGCTTGACATTCTGACGCTCTTTAAACATTTTAATCATTGATTCTAGTTTACGAAAGCCTTCTTCACTGCTGAAATTATCAGCACCAATGAACTTCCCTTGATTAAACACAGCCATGAACGGAATAGAATCTAGATGGACATTATCTGCAAAGGCTTTTAACTGCTCCTGGTTCTGTCTCTTATCTTGTAGATTTAATTTATAGAATACTGCTGGAATGTCTGATTTAGGAAGAAGAGTTTCTTCTAAAAGAGGAGTAAAAGTTTTACATACCTGACATTGTTTAGAGTAGCAATATATAATCACGAATTCATTCTGCTTTACTACGGTTTTAATGGCTGTTACTGCTATCTTTTTCATAATTAAAAAGCAGACTCTTCGTCAAGAGTTGATGACTCTAGCTGCGCCATGTAGCATTTTAGATCTACAAACTACAGATTGATCTGGCTCAATCTATGTAAAGCCTTAGTCTGTATCCGACTAACCGATGAGCCTAAACACTGGACCAAGTGAGATACGCCGTCACGCATCATATAACTATAATATATTATTTAGGTTAGATAAGTCAAATAAAAAAGAGGACCTCCCCATTTCTGGACAGGTCCTCTAAGCAATGGAAGCTTCCATTACCTCGAGTAACTACTTGCAATAATACTAGACTATTTTATAATAGTCAAGGCTTATCCGTTTCCTTTTAAGCCCATGCACATAATTACTCCGAATGTATCTCCATCCGTATTAGAGGCGTTTTCTCTAGCTTTAAAACTAACATCAGTTGCTGTAGAAATTGCATCTAGTCCAATATCTCTTCCTTCAGAAGGCATAATTACACAATTAGGAGCACTGCTAAAAATTCCAGAAATAATATTTAAAGTATAGTCGCCTATAGCATTTCTAGCTACGCTACTTACCCATGATCCAGTTTCATTATAAAGAGTACATGGAGTTGAAGTACAGGAAGTAGCTGCACTTGCTCCACCAAAAGTAACGCTCTCAATCCTAAAAGGGCCTGTTCCATTACTACTAACACTATTAGCTAGTACTACTGCTGGCTGATTTTGAGTAATAGGACGTACTGTAAAAAAAGCTTCTCTATCTCCTGCATTAGTGTCTGTTTTATTTATTAATAAAAAGGAATTAGCTAATGTAGTAGCTTCATTTTGCTCATACATAACTCTTATTACTTTCCTACCTACGCTATTAAAATTAAAAGTTCCACAAGTTTTTACAGGAAATCCTATATTTCCACCAACAGAAGACCTAGTAGAGGCCATACCTCCTCCGTATTGTAAAATGGTCTGAGCATCAGTTGGAGTTTCTACTAGTTGAAAAGTAGCGTCATTCGTACCTGAAGTAGAGTTAAATTGATGAGTAAAACTCGAACATACTTCATATAATCCTGTTTTTATTATTTCAAAACTTATACCTAAGGATTCATCCCCACCACACGTACTAGAACTTGGAACTTCTGTTCCAGAACATGGTATCTGAACGCTAGGAGTAGACCCTTTAGAAGTATTATTAGTTAATGTTAATGCAGAATCAGTTATTTCAGTATATGTAGTTACGTCTACTAATCCTAAATCGATGGCAGCATTACTAGTTGATATACTAGCATCCACTAACCACTGACTAGCATCTACTGAAAGAACTTGTTGGGAGTCTAGAGGGTAGCGCTCTACTGTAAGTTGAAAAACTCTATTAGTATCTTCTATAGGAACTGTGCAAGTTGTAGCAGCAGGTTCTAGGTAAAAAAGCTCGAATTTTTTATTTGTTTGAGGAGTATCATACTCAAATACTCCAGAAACTACTTGTGTTGTATACTCTCCAGTACCTGATTGCCTATGCATGGAGGTTCCTTTATTTGACACTCCGTCGTTAATTCTAAAAAAGCATATGCCATTCGATGTAGGATTTTGAACTTGAAATTTCATTGTTACTTTGTACCTACCTGCAGGTAGATGCTCGTATTTTATTGCTGGTATTTTTGTATCAGGGGGAGATCCTTTTCCATATTCAATAGATAAGAAATTACAATCAGTATCTGGTCCAAAAGATGCATAAGTATCTGATACTCCAGAATACGTACAATTAGAGGCTGGTTGTATATAAGCTTCTGTATATAGCTCAGCCTGATTTATATTACTGATATTATCAGCTTTACCTAAATAAACATTAGTCACGTTAAGAATTGATTCAGTAGTAGCTACTGTTTGAATAAATCTAACTGTGTAGTCTGCTGTAGAAGGATCAGAACATGCAAAATTCATAGAAACAGGTCTAGCATCTGCTTCATCAATAAGCTCTAATTCAGAGGCTATAGCAGAACCGTCCATTAAACGAACTAGTACTGTAGCGCCTGCTCCTTTAGTTAGTTTATAATCAAACTTAACTTGGCAGTTTTGCCCCTTCATAGCACGATCTAGGCTATTAGTTCCAAATTCAGCATATTCATTTACGGCATCCATTACAATTTGAATGTCTGCATCTTGAGTTAAAGGATTAGTAGTATTTCTAGTAACTACTGCTCCAGAAGCTGTAATATTAAGTATATTCTTTTCAGCTATAGGGTTTTTTATATAGTTACGTTTTAAATCGCCTGTACCTAAAAGGTAGTCAGCTAACATTGTTCTTACGTTTGACATTATCTAGACCTCGCCACTTCAATCCAACGGTCAGCCGTTGCATCCCATTGTAATTCTAACATACTATTTTTATAAAGTAAACAATCACCATTAAGAACCGCACCATCTGAGGCATCATTATGTACTATTTTAAGTGGTTGTGTATCACTTTGTCCTATTAATCGAATAGTTACTCCATCATTAGTAGGAGGTGTTGTTCCAAAAGGAGTAGAACTAGCTGTAATTTCAGTAGAAGCTGTATCTCCTTGTACTCTGCGTACTTGGAGCTGCTCTGCAGCCTCATCTGAGAAAGTGATCGTACCAGAAGCTGAAATATCTTGAGGAGTTGAATCAAATACTTCATAACTACCTCCTCCAGTGCCACCAGTTCCTGGAATATTACCTAACTGAACTTTTCTAAGCTCTCCAGTAGATAACATTACTACTGCGAAATCTCCTGTAGCTGGACTACCGTCTTCTGTTAAGTCTGCTACTGCTATATCTTCAGGGTCTCCGCTAGCTGCATTATTACGGCCTTTAAGGGTCCATGCTGCCATGTTATTTAACTTTGCATTAGTGACTGCATCGTTAGCTATAGTGGCTGCTACGGCTCCAGGACCACTTGCAGTAACATCTCCTGTCAAGTCTGTTATATAGTCGCCTACATCTTGTTTACTTGACTCTAGTGCTAGGATATCAGCATCATTATCTAGTATAGCTTGTGTATTTTCATCTATCTGAGCTTGGATATTTCCAGTAGCTCCGTCTAGATGTTGGAATTCTGTATTGTCTACGCTACCGTCTGCTATTTTAGTAGCGTCAATAGCTGCAAGTGCTTTAATATCAGCGTTTTCTATATTAGTAATAGTATTACTGTCGGCGTCTATAGTCTTATTTGTAAGAGTTTCTGCTGTGTTCTGATCTACTAAAGTTCTGTCTTGAGAACCATCATGGTAATGTAGTCTTTGATCTGAGGCTAAAACCTCTAAATCTCCAGTAGTGGAGTTTGCTGCACTTGATTGAGGGTCTAAATTAAGACCTTTTTTGATTTTAAATTTACTATTGGCCATATATTACCTTTCCATTTCCAGGTTTCTATTATTAATTTGTTATACAGGTAGCGCGAATAGTCTATACCTCATTTGTCCAAAATAAGTACCAGATCCTGCTATGTTACTGGAAGTATACTGGACTTGTCCTGCTGCTGTAATATTAAACTCTACGTCAGAATCTCCAGTATAAGTATTATCTAGAGTCCAAGCTCCTGCTGATGGGGCGTATATAGCCCTTAAGGTGCCTGTTTCTACTAATTCCTCGTTAGTTGGAGAACCACGGCCTCTATATACATAATATTGCACCATAAAAGCTCTAACATTAGCCACACTAACGTTTAATTGGCTTACGTTAGTAGGTGTGCTCACATTATTATTAATAGCTGCTAGGGTAGTAGGACCAATATCACCTGTAACCGTTAAGGTAGTTAATGCATTAGTTACTGCTATAGCCCAGTTAGTAGCCTCTCGGCCCCACAGCTCATCTCCTGATACAGGATATTGAAAGGTTACACCCTGAACGGTTAAAGGAATACTCATCTATAAAAACCTCTTAATTATTTGTTTAATAGGTCCATCTTAGTTTGTTTTTAGTATCTCTTACATCTACATGTAAGAAGGAAGGCTTGGCATTACCTACAGCATCAAATTCAACTTCTACTAAAGCTTCTAGAGAGTCCATATCCTCTGTTTTAAGGTCTGCGGCGTTTCCTAGAATGTGCTGACTTTTAGCAGCACCTCCTATAGCTTTGTTATGGGCTTCGCACCTATAACCGCTGGTAATCTTTAAAGACTTACCTAACTTTTCTCTTATTTTCTGTAGTTTTTCTATTAAATTTACGGATATCTTCTGTTCTATGCAATCAGCTCTAGAACATTTGCATTCTAGTTCATGACTACTGAAATTATCAGATAACTTAAATTTCTCGCCCTTATTAAATATAAAGTATTTTTTAGATTCCATATAAGGAGTTGTTTAAGAAGTGCTCCTAGGTAGGTCGCTACTCCTACTAAGACTTCGAGATGCGGACCATAGCTTCTACTCTCTTTTCGGCTTCTAGAAAGCCTAGTCTTATTTAACTATGTTTAGCGTGTCTGCTTTCCACGCCGCTAGGAACTTGAGTAGCATATCATAGTTTTAGATATTAGTCTAGGTCTTTTTTAAGGCTCCAGTGGACTATATGATGACATGTGGCACATAATAAGTCGCATTTATCTAATTCTGGTTTTAAATTGTCTAATACCGTAGTAGTCCTCGCTGCTATAGTAAAGTCTTTCTTAGAGGGGTCTCTATGGTGGAACTGGAAAGCGGCGGTATTATGATTAGTTTCATGTTTTAATCCACACTTTTGACATATCCCACCTTTATATTCTACAGCTTCTATTTTTAACTGTCTTCTTCTATTAACTGCATATTTATTTTCATATTTTTTAGTAGTTTTATATGCTTTTTTCCTATTCTGATTATGGCATACTTTACAGTAGTAGTTTAGTCCATCCCATTTAGCACTTTTATCTTTTCCAAATTCAGTTAAAGGTTTAACTCCTTTACACTTAGAGCACTCTTTACACTCTATATCTTTTAGCCATATATGCTCTTTACGTTTAATCATACCTTCTGGTAGAGTTTTATCTTCTTTGGCAGCTTCTCTTTTCTTAGCAGAGTCGCTCATCTTCTTTAAAGTTTCTTCAGATAAGACTCTAGTAGAATTTGATATCTTAGCAGCTTCGCTAAGTGCTTTTCTGTGCTCTAATGTTAGTGTTTTCTTTTTCATAATATTATTATAATGTACAAAAGTAAAATGTGTCAACACTAAAGTGAAAGACCCTGCCCTCAATTAAGAGAGCAAGGTCTTTAAGATTATCTTAAATACTTAATTTAATTAAGAATTTACTATATTTGTTATGAGTACGAGTTTGCCTGGGGTGTCACAAAAAAGTGCCTGATCGGTATAGGCTCTCAACTCAAAACCAGCATTACTTTCCAACTCACGGAAGAATCTATCTTCATACTCTTGACCAGGAAGTTTGAATGTAATGTCAGTTGAACCAACACGCATCAAAGTCTTAGTAGGAAGTACGAAAGCTAGGGATTCTTTAACATAAGTACAAGGACGAATCTCAACAGAACCATTTTGTGAATGGAACTTGATTGATTGAGAACCGTTTTCAGCTACTTCTCGGCTGTATGAAGAATCATACATTCTAAGAGCAGCTTGATCTGTCAAAAGCTTAGCCCATGTTTTGTGGTTAACAATACATGTAACGTCTTCATCAAGACCTTTTTCAACAGCTACAGCAATAGCTTCTTGAATCTTCTCGAAAGAAAGATCAGCAGAACCTGCACTGTAAGTGTTACCTTTCCACAAGCTGTAAGAGCTAGTAGAAATGTTGAAAAGAGTAGCGGATTCTTGGATGATGGATTGAAGACCTTTAAGGTCATTATGTCCAGCAGATCCTTGGATTTTAGCACTCTTGAAGTACAAAGTATCTCCAGAAGCTGCACCTGCGATAGCAGAAGCAAGACCTAGAGTACGAGCTGTAAGATCAACTGCGTTGATTTTAGCAGAACCACGAAGAGTGTTGCTTGAACCGTCGAAAAGTTCAACTTCAGCTTGTTCAGAACCTACCCATACACCAGCAGCCCAGTCAGCAGCAGGAATTGCCAATGAAGTAGTGGTAGTACCAGCTCCAACAGTAGCAAGAGGTGTTTGACCGTAGAACATTGAAATTTCAAGACGCTTAGCGAATGAACGAATCATGTTAGCTACGATGAGCTTAGTAGATCGTTCAAAAGCAGCTTTACTAGCAGCAGCGCGGCTAGCAGCAGCATATGAAATCTGAGTACGAAGAACATACTCATAACCTTGGATTTTAGCATCTTTTACAACGCCTGCGATTGCATCGTTAAGAGCAAAAGCTGATCCATCAGTTCCACCGTAGCTGAATCCATGCTCATGTCCAAGGATTACAGGCTGGTGATATTCATTGCCTAGTGCTTTGTCAGAAGGTAGAAAGTCTACCATGTTCAAAAGCATTACATTGTCAGGGACTAATTGTTTAATTTTATCCGCATATACTTCTTTGAAGTTACCATTTAAGGTAGATACGGTGTTTGGTACGTTTGCCATTTTATTTTAATTCTCCTATTATTTTAAGTATTTATCTTTTTTATTATAGGGTACTGCGCGGTTTTCTGTTCTTATCTTTTTGGTATCTTAGAGCTTGTGTATCTAAGAGCCGTAAAGAAAACTAAAAGTTACCTTGTAGCATTCCTTTATAACACTAATTTGTTAGATTATTTACGTCTTAACCAGTCGCTAATGTTGATTTTTTCTTCTTTCTGTGTATTAGTGTCTGTTTTTGTCATCTGTCCTGTGGGTTTAATAGAATTAGCTGTTGGGGCTACTTTCTTAATCCTAGCTAATGATTTCTTATTAAGTCTTTTAATATTATCAGAACCGATAAGCTGCTCTAGCAAGTCATCAGGGCTGGCATTAAATAACTCTTTTATATCGCTAGTCATTTCTTTCTTAACGATATTCATAGCTTGTTTAGGACTAATATTCATCTTACGTTCCATAGCAGAGATCATTACTTCTGCCATCTTTTTTACTACGTAAGGGCTCTTAGGAAGACCGCTAGTCTCTAAAGCTTCGGATACTTGCTCTTCTAGCTCCTGTTCAGCTCTAATAACTTCTCTTTCATAAGTCTCTCTTTGAATTCTTTCTTCTTCAGACTTCATCTGTTCTCTTAATTGCTGCAGCTCCTGTTCTAGCTTTTCTTTTTCTCTAGTAGCTGGGTCCTTAGCCTCTTCTTCTAGCTTCTGAGAAAGGATCTGTTGAGCAAACTCTATAGGATCTAGTCCAATTAAAGGGTCTGATAAAACTGCCGCTGGGTTTTTTCTAAGAGTTTCTAGGAAACTTTCTACTTCTTTTTTAAGATTAGTAGAATTCTGTATTTCTTTTCTAGCTTTTTTAGCTAGTTGAAGCTCTCTTACTATATCTTCGTCAGATAGTTCTTCTTCAAGCTCTTCTCCGTCTACTTTAAGCTTATATTTCTTTTTTAAAGACTGTTTAGCTTTTTCAACCTCTTCTTTAGAGGCTTTTTCTAGCTCTTCTTCGACTTCTTCTTTAGATTCTTCTGAGCCTTCCTCTGAAGCTTCTACTTCCTCTTCAGCTTGTTCAGAATCTTCACCTACTACAGCATTAAGTTCTTCAGATACTGCTAATCCTTCTGATCCGGTTGATGAAGCTGACTCTGCAGCTCCTGTTGATACATTTGATTCACTCATTTTTATTCTCTCTTTCTGCTATCCTTTTAATAAAGGGTAAGCTTTAAAATAACCGCCCTTATGGGTGGGTTTTAACCTTGTAAGTCTACGTCTTCAGGTGATAAAGGTGCTCCTTCAAACGGCGCTGGAGGCGACGGTAGATTAGGAATGTTAACGTCAGGAGCGGCACCATCCGGCATTGGAGCCATCTGATCGGCTACAGGACCTCCCTGCATAGCATCTACTGGAGGTAGAGGCTCACCTGCTGCACCAGGAGGAGGCATTCCACCAGGAGGCGGAGGCGGCTGTAGAGGCTGCTGCCCTGTCATCATAAGAAGGTCAGGATCTGTCATTCGTAAAGCATTTATATGCTCCTGAATATGTGAAAGTACTAAACCTACTAAATTAGGATCTGCTCGTAAGTTAGGATCAGCTAGTAGCGACTTATGCTCATTAATATGCATTTGATGCTTATCTATATCAAGTACTGGAACTTCCTTACCTTCCATCATTGATTCATTTTCAGATTTAATTAATAAGAGTTCTGCTTGATCTCCTTCTATCATAGTATCTAGTTTTCCAGTGTTTAGTATTGTAAAATACTGATCTAAGTTCTTGACTAATCCCATCTGTATTAACTGGTTAGCTATCTCTAATCTACCAGCGGTAGTTTTTGATAGTGGGTTGGCCATTTCAATATTAACTCGGTTAATACCTTTAATGTCCTCTCCTGTAAACTCTTTCATGTAAGATCTTTTAGACTTTCCTACAATATTAGCTACTCTCGGAACGTCAGCAAAGTCTTGTAACATCTTTATAAGAGATGTACATACTTTTTCTACTATGTATACATAGGATTGCTGTAGACTAGAAGTAAACTGAACAGCTTGAGATTGTACAAGGGCTAGAGCCGCTCCTGATTCTAAACTAGCTTCTGGATTTCCTCTAGTAACAGAGTTTATACCAGATAGGGTTTCCATAGTTTTTTCAATACGGTCAACCATATTAAAGATTTCAGCAGGAGTTTGAGTTAGATTTAAAGACTCGGGTTTCATTCCAGGAGTATATTCTATGAAATTTAAACCTCCTGCAAGCTGTGTGTAGTTTATGTCATTACCTTTTGGAGCCATTATATTCTGAACTCCAAAAGCATGTTGGTTAGTCATAATAGTACTATATAGAAGATTTAATGCTTCTTGAGTAGGAAGCAAGTCAAACATAATAGTATATCCAAAAGGACCTCCTAAATAGTTACTAGGAGCTATTCTGTATACTGGAATTTCCCTATAAGGAAGAGGACCATCATAAAGAACTGCATCATTACTTACGTACAACATATAACGACCATCCGGCATAGCTTCAGATCGTTTATGATAAAATTCATAAATAGCAATATCATCAGTGTTTGCATTAAGCAGTCCTGGATATTTTATAGCTTCTTGATATTCTTTAGTCTTAATAGATAGTATCTGTTCTTCAAATTCTGGATATTTAGCAATAAGATCAAATCTATTTTTAAAACTACGAACTTGTAACCAATCATCATCTCCGAAATTATCTTTATTAATATCTCTAATTACGTCATAAGTAGATAGATTAGTAAATTTTACGTCGCCTTCATATACAACAGATCCAGTATCTTCGTTTACTCCATACTCGTCTCCACCTGTAGCGTCCCATTCCATTTTAATAAAGCCTTCGCCTAATACAATAGCTTGTTCAGCTGCTGTTTTAAGATGTTCTTCTAGTCTTTTATCTCTTAGATAGTAATCTAATAAACCATCTGCTAAGATAGCTTGAGTTAGTGATTTGTAATCCGTATTTACCGCTACTGCGCTAACTTTTGGACGCTGTGCTACTGTCATGTTGAGTAGATGCAGAGCTATATTTCTAAAGTGATTTACTGGAAAATTTACTAACTCTCCATTATCTCCTGTAAAACTTATTTCATGATTATCCTCAAATACATCATTTACGAATCTACCATGGTAATATTGCCATGCTTTTCTTATCTTCTCCCAATGGGAATTTGACATTAACCCTTGATCCCATTGTTCTGATTTTTGTACTAATGTCGCTGCGCATTCTGAGGCAGGTTTACTAGCAAAATACTGATTATTTCTCTCTCCAATATTTGACATTTTAAAACCTTTTCTTATTATATTTGTTTAGATTGAACATTTTCTTTAATGCTTTAGCTGACTTAGTATTAAAGTCTTCGTATTTAGGAGACCTAAACCAGCCATATGGTACTTTTTGTTGGGAATATGGGTTTCTATGCCACTGGACATTTCTAACTAGGTATATTAAGGCATCTACAAAATCATAGTGTCCATACTCTACAGTACGTCTGAATGTATTACCGTTGGGATGCCAAGTTGCATGTCTTAAGTGGTCTATTAAATTCACACAGTTAGGTGCTATTATTATATTCTTTTGCATCATACGAACTCTAAGATCATTAATCTGAGCAGTTTTCTCATCTTTTTTACTTGGTATAAATTGTAAATTATGCTGTAACATCAAATCGTTAAGTAGGATAGGAGCATTATTATCTGCTATTCTTAAATAAGTCTGTTTTGGATTGCCTTTATCATCTTTCCAGAGGTCTGATTCTTTTGATTTCACAACAAGAGCTATATTTTGTGAATTAGAATCCTCATATCGACACATATACTCATCTACTATTACTAACTTAGCGTTTTTAAAATCATAATATGCAAATAGTATTGCTGTGAAATCCCTAGAGCCTCCTATATCCATTGATATATAAGAATCAAAGGCTTCTGGAGCTATCCAGTCTTTAATTATTTCTTTTTCTAACTCTGGAGTGAATTCAGGTATAACAGATCCTTCATTAGTAGCTATATGTTCACACATATACTCTCTTCTAAATGTTGGGTTTTCTCGTCCTCCTTGAAGTGCATCTATAATTAACTGTAGCCCTTCTGGAGTAATACGATCTCTGAAATGCTCTGGGTCATTCTTTACTTTTTCTAAGTAATCATCAATGGTTAACTTAAAATAAGCTTTACTCTCATGTGCTCTAAATATAAAGTCACTAATAAATGGATGATTTAAATCAGGAGGAGGCGTACTACTCAGTAGTAGTCTTCCTTTAGTAGTCAAACACTGAGGCATTAAGATATCATTTACTAAATACTTAAGATCTTTAACAAATCCGGCCTCGTCTACGATACCTAAATGAGTAGCAGTACCTCGAAGTCTCTCAGCATTACCATCATCTGCTCCTTCGATTTGAATTTTAGAACCATTATGTTGAAATACAAAAGCTCTGTCATGTTTATAAAACTTAGGCATTAAATCTTTAGGACAATCTTTTAGTATCTCTCTTAAAATAGGAACTACAATCTTAGTAGCCATTACCGCTGTAGGGCATGCGTAATGTATAGTCCTATTTTCACCTTTAATAGCCGTCTCCACTGCTAAAATACATAAAGTGAAGGATTTACCTACTCGACGAGATACTTCTAAAACTGGAGCAATATAGGAGCTATCATTATACGTATCATATATATCTTTTTGAGCTGAATCTAGCTTCCAATAGAGGATACCTTCTCTCCAAAGCCTATCAACAGCTTGTCTCCTAGAAGGTAGTTTATTAGTATTACTCATTATCTGTTTTAGGGGCTTTCTCTATCTGCTTTGCTATATCTATTAGCTTTTTTTCATCAGATTTACTTAGTCTTCTAGTAAACTCAGCTTCTATTGAAGTAGGATCTCCATTTAAGAGGTTTAAATTCTTACATAATAAATCGTATTGACGTGTTTCGTCTAAACTAAGACCTGTGGATATAGCTCTCTCTCTTAATCTATTTAATTCTATGATTGCTATATCTAAAGCAGGACTACTTATAGTAACTAACTGCTCTTTTTTAGGTTTTTTACTCATTTTCTTTGAGTCCTAGCAAAATTATCTAAATTACTTCTAGCTTCCATTGATTTAACACGCTCGTCTAAGTTGATAATGTCTTTTTGAAGCTTATCAGACATGCTAATTTCTTTTTCTCGTTTAAAAGCTAGTATTTTTTCTAATCCAAAGCCTAAAACCATACTAAATATAATTAAAGATTCTGCTAAATTGATAGAAAATACT